ATTCCGCTGACCGCGCGCTATGTCGATGCCGGGCATGCCAAGGTGTCCGAGCTTCTGCTGCCGATGGACGACAAGCCGTTCGCCTTTGACCCGACGCCCGTGCCTGAGTTGATTGCCGCTCGCGAGATGCTGAAGAAAGGCGAGCCGCCTGTGCAGCAGCCGCAGCCTGTCGCACCGCAGGGTATGCCGCAGCAGCCGCTAATCGGTGGCGCACCGCCCGCACCGCAGGCGCTGACGAGTCTGGAACAGGCGAACGAAGTTATCGCAAAAGCAACCACGTCAGCGAAGGCTGCCGAGAAGCGCATCTATGACTGGCTGGTTGAAGCGAAGCACGCCGTCGAAATGCGCAAGGTGCTGTTCGATGGTGCCCGCATCGGCGTCGGTATCCTGAAGGGTCCGTTCGTTGAGGTCCGTACGGCGACCGCTGTCATCAAGCAGGATGATGGCAGCATCGCCATGGAGATACGCAAGGAAAAGAAACCCGGCGAGCGGCAAGTCGATCCGTGGAATTTCTTTCCTGATCCGGCCTGCGGTGAGGACATCACCAAAGGTTCGTACTGCTTCGAGCGCGACTACATGTCGCCGGCCCTTGTCGGTAAGCTGCCCGACAACGGATACCTGAAGGATCAGATCGATGCTGTACTGAAGGAAGGTCCGTCGAAATGCTATCTGAGCGATGACGGTCAGTCCAATCCGAATGCCAAAGACGATCCGAAGATCAGAGCGCGCCGCTTCGAGGTCTTCCATTTTTACGGTGAGTTGTCACGCGCCGATCTGATGGCCGCGAACGAAGGACTGGCGAGCAAGTGCGCAGCCGACAAGGAAAATTTCTTTGTCATTGCCACGCTGATCAACGACAAGGTTGTGCGCGTTGTGCTCAATCCGCTTGAGACTGGACGCTTCCCGTACCGTGTGTTCCCGTGGCGGCGTCGTGCCGGTCATTGGGCAGGCGTCGGTATTGCCGAGCAGGCGGCTGCCGCTCAGGCAATGTGCAATGGCGCCACGCGCGCCATGCTCACCAATGCGGGCCAGTCGGCCGGCGTGCAGTTGATCATCGATTCGACATCCATCGTGCCTGTCGATGGCAAGTGGGTAATCACGCCAAACAAGGTATGGCGCAAGACGGCGACGGCGACGATCGATGACATGACCAAAGCATTCACGACTGTCGAAATTCCAGACATGCAAAAGTCGTTGATGAACATCATCGAGTATTCGTTCCGTATCGCCGAAGAAAGCACGAATATCCCGCTCATCACGCAGGGTCAGAGCGGCAAGTCAACGCCCGATACGTTCGGTGCGGCAGCCCTGCAGAACAACAATGCCAACCAGTTGCTGCGCAGCATCGCGACGACATGCGATGACACGATCACCGAGCCGCTGATCACCGATTATTACGAATGGTTACTGCTTGATCCAGATGTGCCGATCGATGAGAAGGGTGACTTCCAGATCAACGCGCATGGATCGGTGGCACTTGTCGAGCGGGCGCTGCAGGATCAGATCATCCAGCAACTTGTCGAACCGTCGCTCAATCCAGCCTTCGAGTTGAGTCCGGCGCGCGTGATGGAAGAATTTTTGAAGAGCAAGCGGATTGACTACCGCTCGCTCAAGCTGACCGATGAAGAAAAGCAGGAGATGGCGAAGCGGCAGCCGCCGCCCGCACCGTCCGTGCAGGCCGCGCAGATTCGTGCAGAGGCGCAGTTGAAGGCGGCCGAGATGCGCGAGAAGTCGGCGCAGTTCCGCATCCAGAAGGATACCGATCGCGACGCCGTGTATGTGCAGGCCGAGACGCAACGGACGCAAGCCGAGTTCATGTCGCGCCGGGAAGAACTGGCTGTGCGTCGTGAGCTGGCCCTGATCGAGTATGCGAACCGAAACCAGCAGACGCTTGAGCAGATCAAGGGCAAGCTCGCCGATACGGTGCTCAAGCTACGGACGCAGAAAGAACTGGCGCTGACGGCCGGCAATGCAGGCAGCAAGCAGGTTGTAACACCGGCTGCCGAGCCGCCGCAGCATGCCCCTAACGGACAGGCGTTTACACAATGATCGATGAACTGATCTCCCGTACCTTCGCCATGCGCGACGCCGCGCATCGTGAGCACTTTCGCACCGATAGTTACGCGGTGCATGTTGCGCTCGGTGAGTTCTATACGGCGCTGCCGGGGCTGGTCGATACGCTGGTCGAAGCGTACCAAGGACAGTTCGATATCGTCGGCGACTTCGATGTTACGTTGCCGCTCGGTGACTTCGACATGCAGGCAAAGATGCAGGACGACATCGACTGGATGCAAGCGACACGCGATGACGTGTGCCTCGAAGATACGTCGTTGCTTGCATTGCTCGACAACATCGTCGCGCTGTATCAGCGCACGGCGTACAAGCTGAAGAGGTTTGCGTGATGAAACTGACCGAAGCACAACAGACCAATCCGCTATGGCATGCGCTGCGCGCGCATTACACCGAACGGCTCGCACAGTTGCGCGTGGAGAACGATAACCCGCGACTGGATGCCGAAGCGACGGCCCTGTTGCGCGGACGGATCGATGAAGTGAAACAGTTTATTGCAATGGAATTTCCTGAGCCGGATATTTCCGTCTCGGGGATGTAGGTGCCGCCGTCCATACGGACCACGGCAGGAATGACGACCCACGGTAACGCCGGTCGTTGACAACTAGGAGCAAAACGATGGAAGACGAAATCATTGCAGCACCGACAGCGGAAGAGGATGCCGCTGCGTTCAATGGTGGTTTTGATGACAAGGTGGTAACACCTGTCGTGTCGGCCGCTGACGAACCGAAGATGGCGCAGATTCCTGAAGACGAGTATCGGAGGTTGCTGGATGGTGTCTCGCGGATCGATGAGATCAGCGGCGCACTGGAAAAGCAGTTCGGTACAGCCTTCGGCAAGATCGGCGGTATCGAGCGCGTGCTCGATCAGTTGAAGTCGTCTGCTCCTGCTGGCGGGAAGATCAAACTGTCGAAGGAGATTGTCGCTGATCTGGCGGCCGAGTTTCCCGAGATGGCCGAGCTACAGTACAAGACCTTGCAGAAACTGGTCGACGTGCTGAACACCCGCCCCCCGGCACCGGAAGTACCGGCTGCCGCCCAACCTTCGCCGGTTGTTGTCGATGAGGCCGCTATCGAACAGCGCGTCCGTCGCACGATCGCCGAAGAGACGCTTGACGCCTTCGATGAAAAGTGGCGTGAAACCATTGGTCTGCCTGACAGCAAGGGGGCAATCCCTGACACTGAGTTTCGCAAGTGGCTGAAGACGCAACCGAAGGAATATGCCACCAAAGTCGAGTCAACGTATAGCGCCGCCGTCCTCACGGACGCGCTGTCGAAGTTCAAGGCCGCGCAAACCAAGGCGCAGGGGCGAAGGGAAGTTCTCGACGCCGCAGTAGATGTAACCGGCAGCGGAGGGCAGGCGCCCGATGCTCGCTCAACCGACGACGACGAATTCAATTCCGGATTCAAGTCGCCATAATCGTCATTCAAGGAGCATAAATCATGGGTATGCAAACATTTACCCTGACCCCCGGCCGAATCAACAAGTTCAAGGGTCAGATTCTCAAGCACGCAGTACCGGTGGAAGTTCTCGCCAAGGGCGGCCGGCAGGTCAAGTTCCCGAAGAACAACAGCGACACCTACGTGGCCCGCCGCTGGCTGCCCTATGGCGCTACCTCGACCAGCGCGAACACCATCAACCGTTTCTTCCAGGACGCCAACGGTGACCGCACCGCCGCCATCCTGGCCGCGCACCTGACGCAAGAAGGCGTGACCCCCACGCCGGACAGCATCACGCCGCAGGACATCACGGTGGTGGTGCAGCAGTACAGCTGCCTGTACGGCTTCACCGACAAGACCTACGACCTGTACGAAGACGACATCCCGCAAGCCATGATTGAGCAGATCGGCGAGCGCGTCACGTTCGTCAACGAGATGATCTGCTACGGCGCCCTGAAGGCCTGCACGAACGTCTACTACGGCGGCCCGGGCGGCCTCTCGACGGCGCCCGCGTGGATCGTGGACTCCAACCAGATCTCGTCCCGCTTCGGCCGCTGCGTGGCTTCGGCCGGCGACGTGAACGGGGACGGGTTCAGCGACGTCCTCGTCGGCGCGCCCCACGACGACACCGCGGCGCCGGACGCCGGCGCGGTCTACCTCTACCTGGGCGCCTCGGTGGGCCTGTCCACCACCCCGGACTGGAGCGCGACGTCGGACCAGAGCCTCGCCTACTTCGGCCAGTCCGCGGCCTCGGCGGGGGACGTCAACGGGGATGGTTACGCGGACGTCATCATCGGCGCCTACGCCTACGACGACGGCGAGACCGACGAGGGCAAGGTCTACGTCTCCCTGGGCTCCGCCGCGGGCCTCGACACGACCCCGTCGTGGACCCACACCTCGGATCAGGAATCCGCTGCCGCCGGCTACAGCGTGGCCTCCGCGGGGGACGTCAACG